GTAAATATGTAGAAGAATCTCCCGGAAGTGAATTTAAAACAGTGCCAGAGTCTAATGCTAACTTAATCCCGCCAAGTTCGACAAATGAGGAATTAAGTGGGTTTGTAGGAACTACAGTCCAGCCAGATTGACTGCCTGAGCCTACATAGCTCTGAACATCTACCGTAATTGTCCCAGCACCACTATTAAATGCCGTAATTGGGCCTGTAAATCTATATACACTTGGAGAAGAAGTTTTTGTTACAGCTACCCATTGGCCAATAACAAAGTTCTTCCCTGTCTGATCTAATGTGAAGTTTTTACTTCCTGTACCTAAAGTAATACCGGATGCACTTGTAGCTTGTGTGCCGGGGCTATTTACTGCTAATGCTGCACTAGTAGCTGAGTCATTTGCATATTTCTTCGCAGAATACTCTGAGCCATCAACTGTACCTGAAGTTTTAGTTGCCCAATCAGCAGCTAGTGTGGCTTGTGTTGTAGCAATACCCGCTTGTGTTGTGGCTGTGGTAGCATCAGTGTCAGCAGCAGTACCTAGCGCATCTAGGTAGGTGCCAAGAGAGTTTGCTGCTGTAGTCCAAGGAGTGAGGGCCGCTACGTGTGCGTCTGCATTAGCTACGAATGTATCTGGGGCATCATTTCTACTAGGTGCCGTTGGTAATGTTGGAATTACTGGTGCTGGCATTATGTTAATCCTTCTATTTCAATATTGCAGTCACTGACTAAGTGGTAAGCAATTACTATGTCAAAATCTTTGTAGTACCCATATATGTAGGTACATGTATAATTATCGTCCCCAACCCACACACAAGGCGTTGTACGTAGGGAAACTAGTAAGTCCTGTAGGGCATCTATTTGCTCATTCAACACTGCCATACTAAACTTAGCTCTCTTGCTATAGCTGCGCTGAATCAAGACATAATTACCAAACGAGTCTTTTTCTTTACGTGAGTAATCTGTAATTCCTACAGAAGCCCCCAGATTAATACCTTCACCGATGTACTGTACTGCACCGATAATACAAACGCCACACTTAGCAGTAAGTCCTGTATTAGTAATTGTTATTTCAATTGCTGCTGTGCCATATGCTGGTAAGTCTGTAGCAACGTGAGAAGTTCTTCTCTGAATAGGGTTGAAGAAATAATTATACCAATTATTAATGTTGCCATTATTATTTAGGCTTGTTGTAACATCGTAGACAACACCCTCTGTTGGGTCTGTCATTTTAATTCGTACACTTGTTCCTTCGATATTAAGCAATGAAACTGAATTAATTACTTTGCCCGGAGTAATTACTACAACAATACTATTCGTATTAGTTGTTTGTGTGCTATTTATAGTGTCAAACATCTTCCATCTATTAGTAGCACTAACTTCGATCCAGAACGGCGGATCAGAAGTGTCAGTTGCAGGGTCTTTATTTAAATTACCATTTTGCAAAGATTCATAAATCTTATGCGTACTCGTTAATATTACTCTCTGTCCAATAGTGTAAGTAGTGCCTGAACTCCAAGCAGAGTAATCCGTTTCCGGCACAGTGCTTGAAGTCAGGTTACTATCAGTAATGGAGAGTGGCGGAATCACTTTTAATGCTGCCACTTATTTCTCCTTATGCTACGTTTCTAACTTCTGGTTGACCGTCACCGTCCCACTGACTTAGCACTTTAGCAGTGGTAAGGGTGTTACTAGCAATAGCTTTATTCTGAGCTGCTAAGTCTTCTCTTAGTCCAGCCACTTCAGTAGTAAGCATTGCCATATCGGCTGCTTGCTTAGTAGTGGTAGTATCTAGACCAGTGGTTTTCTTGCTCATTGAATTAACTTGCTCTACAAGTCTGGCTTGCTCGGCATCTTTAGCTGCTACGTAAGCTCCTAGCGCAGTACCAAACCCAGCTACTGCTGTGGCTACATCCATTGTTGCAATGTAAGTGCCATTAGCTATGTCTAGTTGATCTCTTGCGTTCTGTAGAATTCCGTCAAGATAGAACACATCTTCCTCATATTGCTTATTGAGAAGTTTGATTTCTTTATCAAGTTTACCAATAGTGTCAGTATGATTTTCTTCTAACATACCAAGCTCACGAGCGTAGTAAGCTGAAGCACTTTCAGCGGAAGCCTTAGCCACTGCTAGGTGATTCTCGGCAGCTAATACAGCAGCGTCTGCTGCAGACAACTTACCGCCTGTCACTCCCTTCAATGTAGATAGCTTACCTGCTGTTACTAGCTGTTCACGCTGGAAATCGAACAAGCTACTAAAACTGCTTTCATCAAGACTAGTTAGAGCTTCTAGAACACCTTTGAACTTTTCACCATCTGGCAGACTACCACTTGCACTTGCTAATGCAACAGCACTGTCTAGTTGAGATTTAGCTGTCGCGTAGGTTTGACTTTGTAGGCCAACACCACTTTGAGTTAGCTTGTCAATAGCTGCAGAAATGTCATCGAATAAAGATTTGATGTTGTCTCTATATTCTTTAACACTGCCTACTTGGGTTGATAAATCCTCTTGTAATCTAGAGTAATAAGTTGAAGATGCTGATGCAGCATTCTCAAGTATTTTACGTTCAGCATCATACCTATCGTTCTCGGCAGCTTTTAAGTCATTGATATGACCTGCTTTGATATCCAACTCTTTCTTCAAGTTAGTTTTCTGCTTAGATACAGACTTATCTAGTACAGATAGTGCTGTTGATGCAGCAGTCTTCAAACCTTCTAGAGCTGCTTTCTCGTCTTCCAATGCCCAGATGCGACGTTGCAAATCAATAAGAGATTTATCCATTGTTGCAATCTCTTTCTCTCTTGCCTGCTTTACATACTCAGTTTTTGACAATGTTAATTCGAGAATTCTATTCTCCATTGTCAATGCTTTCTCAGTATTGTCAACACTTTCCGTAGCCTCTTTAAACGCAGGAGCTACTTTATCTACAGCATCAGATAGCTTAAGCAATTCAACCATTAACTTAGGATTAGTTTCTTTTGCATTCTCTACCATTGAGCGGAATACAACTCTGGCATTTTCAGCTAGTGGGTCAAATCCTTGTACACCTAAGTCAGCCATTTTAGTTGTAATGTTAGTTACAGCTACAGCTTTCTTTTCTGCTTCAGTGTAGAATTTATCAAAGAAATTACCAACCATACTGCTTAGTTCTTGGATACCACCAGCTAACTCAACCAAGTCCATCTTAGCTTTAATAGCTTCCATGCCAGTTGTACCAAAAGTAGTACCAACTTCAGCAAAGATACCGTCCACTGTAGCCACTGTAGAAGCAACACGGATTAATGTTTCCATGTAGCCTTCGCCAATACCTTGGAATTGAATGAACCCCGGCATTACTGCTGTAGCCATTTCATCACCAAGCTTAGAGAATACATTGGTTAATGTTTCTTGGATTTGCTCTGCATTCATACCTTGAATACTGATACGACCAATATCTACAACAAAGTTGTCTAGTGTAGAAGTGAAATTATCACCGTCAAGTTTTAATGCTTTAGCTGCTTGAGACATACTGTCGCCAAGTCCTAAGACAACTTTAGTTAGTTGATCTTCTAACTCAGTGGATAGGTCACTTAGATTAGTTTCAGTTGATGTCTTAGTTTTACCAAACTTTTTCTTCTTTGTTTCAATATCTGTGTAGCCCTTTACAGCTAGGCCAGATGACATAATTTCAGTCAGAGATTGCGCACTCTGTACTAGACCACTATCTACCACTGACTTCTTAACTGAGAATAAAGCCCCAACAATAGCATTCAAACCGGGCATTAGATTGACCAGAACACTACCTACATTCGCTCCGGCAGCACCCAAGCTGGCCTTACTGCTACCCATGCCACCAGCGAAGCCTACCTGACCTTGTACGCCACCTCTTACTACTAATTTGGCTACACCTACTAAAGCTGATTCAATGTTCTTTAGTGATGCAAGCATTCCTGCATTATATGACAGAGATATTTCAGAGTTATCTGCTACGATGTCTAGTGCCTTAGTTACTGACTCTGACTTAGCACTAGAGTCTCCAAATACTGAACCAGCCCCTTGAGAGGATTGTCTGTCTGCAGATAGGTTTGCATTACTGCCACCACTCCCACCACTTACGGCGTACCCTAATCCAGCCATAATAGCTATCATTGCTGCCCCTGCTGCAAAGTTTACAGGGAAAGGTGCAGCGAATGCACTAGCAACAGCTTCAGCAGCCTTTGCTGCGCCTCTGGCGAAGCTCATTGCAATACTTGTACCTGTTGTAGCCTCTTCTGCTGCCTGCTTAGATGTTTCACCAAACAAGAATGCAGCTAACTCTTCGCCCATTAAAGCCATTTTGGTAGCAGCGGATTTAATTGCTAGTGCAAGCTCAATTGTACGGAAAGCTTTCTCTGCTTTAGCCATAGTTTGATAGCCTTTGGAATTCTCTGAGAAGAACCCCTTAGCTGCTCCAGCCATATCAGCATAAGTACTTACAGCAATTTGTACACGTTTGTCAGCAACATCTTTCTCAGCTTCAATACGCGCATCTTCCTTACCCATACCTTTAGCCATTAAAGCTGCTTGCTTATCAGCTACATACTTATTAATCTTAGTAGCTTCATCACCAAACTTAGTGTAAGCTGTAGTCATCTCACTAATAGCTTTACCAGCTTCACCAAAGCCATCTGCTAGGATTTGTCCCGGAGAGCGACCAATATCCAGCATAGTAATTTTAGCTAAGTCTGTTAGCACCTCTAGTTGTTTCTTTTGCTGAGGAATTAGATTTGCTAGAGCTGCTGCTTGAGCATTTAGCGCATCAATCTTTTCTTTCAGCATAGAAATTTCTTTCTGTGCTAGAGCTTGCTCTTCTGGTGTTTCGGCTGTCTCAGCTCTTAATTTAGCTAGCTCCAGAGAGTACTCACGAATACCTTTTGTTGCGTTAATAGCTGCTAGGGCTGACTCATTGAGCCTAATAGCATACAATTGTTCACCTACGGCAGACTCTTGTACACCAGCTTTAGTCATCTCCAACAATTCCATCTTACGTTGCATTTCTTGGTTTGTAAGACGCATTGCTTCTTTTGATGCTAGTAGAGTATCTTGCTCTTTGTAGTACCTATCTTGCAATAGTTCTAGTGTCTTAACTTCAGCTTTTCTAAGTTCAATCTCAACACCCTTGGTAAGAATGGCATCTTGAGCTAAACCAAGCCTAGTCTTTTCACTTGCAGCTAACTTCTTGTTGTTATTCTCAATAAACTCACTAATCTTAACTGCCATAGATTGAGCTTCAGTTAGCTTAGTACGTGCATTTAGCTCTTCATCTTGCTTAGCAATAAACAAATTAATCTTTTCAATTTCTTTGTCGTATTTCTTTGCAAAAGATTCCCCAGCAGATGCTAGTTTCTTCTCTTTCTTACCAATCTTATCGTAAGCTTCATCTACTTTAACAAGGGTTTTTAGCTCTTCAACCATACCCTTTTGCTTATCTACATTAGCTTGCATTATTGAAACATCTGCATTAGCATTCTTCTTTTTAGCTTCTACAATGCCATTCTCTAATTTAGCTAATTGCTTTTCTGCTTCATATTGCTTAACTCTGGAAGATGAGAATTTTTCATTCTGATTGATTTGAAGCTGTTTCAGTGCAATTTCATCGCGTAGGTTTTGAATGTTCTCATCAATAAACTTAGTAGTAAGTCTGTTGTTAGTTTCTTCTAGAGCTTTAGCAAATTCTTTCTGCTTGGCTGTAGCTACTGTAACAACAGCTTGTTGCTCTTTGATACGCTCATTGTAAAGAATAATGTCTTGATAGTTGCTGGAATCTTTCTTCTTAGCTTTCCACTCATCAATAGATTTATTAGCTTTGTCAATAGCTGATTGCTGCTCATTGATTAACTTAGTTAAGGCTGCCGGGGCAGCACTACCTAATTTCAATGTATCATTGATAGCGTCATTAGCTTCAACAATAGGGTCTTTTGCTTTTTCAGCAGAGGACGCAACTAAGGTGTATAACCCTACTAATACAGACAAGGCAATAATCACTGGATGCTTAGCCAGCAAGTCCATCGCTGTTTTAAGTATGCCAATACCTAATGCACTACCTTCTGCTGCTACGCCTACTAGACCAACCTCTGCTGCCAACACAGTACTACGAGCAATTGCTACAGCAGCAATTGTGTTGTAAATAGCTAGAGCTGCATAGAATGTAGCTACGGCAGCAGTGACAGCAATAAGAGTGTTGCCAATTGTATCAAGATTTTTGGCTAAGAAGCTAACAGCATTTGCAATGGCACTTACACCGTCTTTAGCTCCAGTGGATACACCCAAGAATCGCTTCATTGAGTTCTCTAGCTGGGTCATAGCTTTGTCAAACGTGATGGGCATGTTTTTATTCTGCTCTACCCATTGTGCTTCCATCTTCTTCATTACATCTGTCAGGATAGTAACAGAGATTTCACCATCTGCTCCCATATCCTTTAGTTCTTTGCGACTAACTAGCAACTCTTTCTGGATAGCTCTCAATACAACTGGAGCGCCTTCTGCCATTGCATTAAATTCGGCACCATTCAATCTGCCAGATTGCATTGCTTGGGAGAACTGTAGTAATACGCTAGAAGTTTCTGCTGCTGTCGCGCCACTAATGGCTAGGGCTGCTGACATAGCTCTAGTTACGGATAAGGCATCTTGTGCAGAGTACCCATATTCAGTCATGGCTGGAACAAGACGAGTGTATAGCTTAGCCATATCCTCAAGTGGTACACGTAATTCTTGAGCTGATTCAAACAGTTGTTGCTGTATGCTGTTAGCTTTCTCAGTAGTACCTAACGCCATCTTTAGCTTGGCATTCATTAGTGTCCAAGCGTCTGTGAACTCAAGTGTAGCCTTAGCTGCTCCAGCTAATGCTCCAGCAAGCATAGTGCCACCAAGCAAGTTACGGATGTGGTATAGTTCTTTACCTGTAGCTTGAAAAATATTTTGGCCTTTTGATAAAGATTGATTAAGGCTCTCTACACCTTTTACAGCTTCCTTACTATTATCACCAATCTCTTTGATATTAATAGTAATACCTTTGCCAACACCCTTACCTAATGAAGACTGAATCTTAGCAAGTTCTTCGTGCATCTTCTTTAGTTCTGCTGAAGCACCAGAAATAGCATTGACTTGAATGGCTCCATTCATTGCAGCACGTAGCTGATTCATTGATTCAACAACAGCTAGGACATACGCTGAAGACTTCTGCATCTTCTCCATTAACGATGTGACAGCTCTCTCTGTCGTGCCTGCTCTTTCTTCTAGTTTACCTAGTGATGTAGTGGTAGAATCAATACCTTTAGATTCCACCTTCACCGTTAATGTTGAGACATCCATTGCCATTACTTGATTCCTTTATTTATCTGCAATGATTTAAATACATCCATTACTTTGCTACTTACTTCCTCCCTGCTTAGTGTTATCACTTTGTACGGTGGAGGCGTTTCTTTTCCGTTTGACTTGTTAAACTCAGAAGCATACACTTCTGACATTTCTTTAATTAATACACATTCCCAAGGACAAAGAAAAAGCCCTGTAGTAGCTATCCAACTATGTATCTCAGACCATTTAAGACCTTCAACGCCATAGCCGTTGCTACCAACAGGGCCAGCTTCGTGTAGTAGATTGACCAGATATTCTTCACCATCTAGTTCAGGAGGTGTTAGCTCTGGAGCTTCCGGGTCTATGGACTCGAATCGTTGATATCTATTACGCTTATCTTTACTTTTTGTTGTATCAACAGGGCATGACGCCAGCCATGCCAAGTGTCTTACATGCAACATTAACCTTGGTTTTATTTCGGTAAAAAATTAGATACATCATTCTGTGCTGCTGCAATCTGATCTTTAATCCACTCTAGGTTAGGGTCACTTAGTAGCTCAATCCAATCTGCTTTTGACTTCGGAGCTTTGTCGTTGTATTCTAGGTTTGCTGAACCTGCAATGGCAGAAGCTAGTAGTTCAATGCTTTCTTCACGTAGAAGCTCAGCAGACATTTGTTTCTTGCCACGTTTTAGTTGTCGATTTTGCAACGCCAGCGTTGCCCCACGAACGACTTGGGAACCGGGGCCATAGATATCAACAGTGACAGCATTACCTTCATCATCTACTAGCTTAACCTCAGTTTCTGGGTCTTCTAGTTGTAGAGTGAATAGGTCTTTAGTGGATAGTTTGTTTAGGTTAAAAGCCATGATATTTGTTTCCTTATAGTTTTGTCGGTAGTGTTATAATGAGAGGGCCGAAGCCCTCTTGTATTGCTTAGGCGTAGATAATATCGTTATCAATTGCCATTTCAACGGTAGCACCAGTGATGCTATCAACTGAGCCAATGTCAGTAGTGAAGGAGCCAATCTGTGCAGTAAAGTACAGAATGCTGCCGTCTTGTAGTACAATCTTGAAGCTGTAGCTCAAGTCAGAAGTGGCTGCTGCACGTAGTGCAATCTGACCAGCATCAGCAGTTTCACGAGCTAGTTGAACTGAAACTGAGCCGTCATCGAAGCTGCCCTTACGCTTCACAGTACGACGTGAGGATAGGGAATTGTGTGTCACCATGTTATAAACACGGCCTACTGAACCAAGGTCTACGATTTCAGCGATAGGGGTAAATGATACTGCTTGGAAACCTGCAAGGTTGTATGTTGCTGGGGCTGCGCCAATAGATAGCGTAGTACCAGCAGAGGTAATAACTGCCATTTGATAAATCCTTTGTAATAATTATTTAGATGGAGTATGCTTAGGAAGCAAAACCATACAAGCTTGCTACAACACCAGCAGCACCAGTGATAGCGATAGTACCGTTTAGGTATGCACTGATCTTGTCTAGTACAACAGCTTTAGTAGCACCTGCTGCAATGGTAATATTGTAACCAGTTGAAACATCTAGCGTAGCACCATAACCTTCTGGTAGAATAGTGGTGGCACTAGCGCCGTCAATATTTACAGTAAGTGAGCCAGCAGTGGGATTGTTAAGAACTAGGAGCTGACCTTTGCCTGCATCGAAAGACAGTGTGTCAGATGCACCAAGAGTTGTTTGTGTAACTAGGAACGCACCACTTTGTGTACGTACACTATTTTGAGCAATAGTTGCCATTTATATTCCTTAAATTGTTTTTGATTCTTTACGGTATGGAAATGTGAGATGTACCACTCTCCACCCATCAATAATGTCTGCTTGACTCATAGTACCTGTTTGCTCTATACTTGTAGTGGCAAACTTAGGAATTACAGGAAACAGATTAATAAGTTCTTGCGAAAGAGCTTCAGTTTCGGCAGAGCCTTTTCCATCCAAACCCCAAACACTGATTTGCCATAGGCCGTGTTCACGGTAGTCTGTTCCAGACAAGTTTGAATTTCTACTTTTAGCTCTGATGATAAATGGCTGAATAAACATGCCACTCGTAGGCTTTGTGAAAGGGATACCTTCCCATGCTACTTTGATTACAGGGTTGTGATTATCAGCCCATGTTTTCAATCTGGTTTCTAAGTCTGTACGCACAGACATTTTACCCTCTACTTTCCATATTTAGATAGTATGTCTGCAATGCCTTTTCCTACCATTCTGTACGGGCCTGTAGCTCCTGACCACTCTGGGGCAGGCCAACCTGCATACTCTGCTCTGAAAGCGTATGGCGTGGCATTAGTGAACGTTACAAAGGCATCTTTTGTAAATGTGCCATTCTTCACAACACCATCTACACGCCTATGAGCACCTGTCTTATTGGGGCCAGCTCTCTGCTGTAAATTAGAGTTGACAGAATTGATTGCCGGCTGCCAATTATTGACTAACTCTCCGGGTGTCGCATTATACCTATTGCCATACCATTGTTTACCTACTGGAGTATAATCAATAATAGAGTGCATTAGTTCTCTGACTAAATTACACAGATTGGCATCAATCTGTTTCTTCTGTTTTTGTATTGTCTTACTAATACTTTCAGAGAATGATGAAGCTTTAGCCATACCTGCTCTTTCTATTTAGAAATTATACATTAGTAACAACGTTTGTCAATAGCTCAGTTGTTGCCTCTAGGCTGGCAATTCAGAACCATAGTTCGGCTATCTGTTCTGCCCTGATTTGTAGTAATAGTGTTTGTAAGCGTATATACTTTACCAACATCTCCGCCATTAACAAATGTGCTAGTTACGTTAGCTACATTCTGTGAGCCAGAGAGTGTTAATACTGGATCAATAGCCCAAGCACTACTTACAACGGTTTCTGATAGCTGTAGCCAAGATACCCAATTAAAGCCATAATCCAATACAGCATTTGGGGCATGGACAATTTCAAACAATCCGTCTGATCTAATTTTAATTTGTGCCATATTAAGCCCTAATGTAGCAATCAAATAGAACACTATCTGACGTGCTAGGATTGATTTGTTTAAATGTAATTACTTTGTAGATAGACTCGCCAATTACAACGTGGTCACGCTCTGGCTTGATAAGCTCTAGCTCATTCTCATAGTAGAAACCATCATCATCTGGTGGCTGGATAAATAGTTGTTTATCCCCATTAGTGATAAGGCTGTTTCTTGACGTTCCAGAGCCATTGCTTTGCAATGTAAGATCAAAGATGATGCCACGGCAAGGATATTCTACTATTGTCTCTACAGAGGCTCCTGTAGTTGCATCGTATGTAGTACCTTCATTTCTGACAATAGTTAGGTCAAAGCCATATCTGTCCATTTCCTTACGTACTACGCGCATATATTTATCCATGTAAGGATTCATATTAGTCCACGTAGCTTTCTACAGGCTTGCCAGCATACATTTGCATATCCTGTGTGTTCGTAGTTTGGATGTATCCAGCATTCCACAAATCTCTGAATTGAGTTAATGGATTTTCTTCTTCTGCACCAGTAACGAAAGCAATAGGTGATAGAGTCATAATTGCTGGGTTACTGATTGTGTCAATAATAAATTGACGATATTGCGTGAAAGCATCTCCATCGTATGATTCAATAATACCCATTTTACTTCTAGTTGCTTGGGCTAGAATAGCTAAGATATATTGAGCTAGAGTGGCTGTTGCTTTAGCCATGTTGTTGTTGCAATCAGTCAAAGTCTGCTGATATACGCTGTCGGGGAGTATTTGGATATCCCGCCAATCGGCTAATCTAAGTCTAAGCTTTCCTATTGGCGTTGATGGATCAATTGCTGGCATTATTATTTTCCTTATTCGTGTTGTCTCTCATAATTGAAAGAGAACGTGAATAAGCCCTCTAGAACAGGCTAAGGCTCTAATTGCCTAAGTATGCTAGAGGGCATTTTGTTGCTTAATTAGTCTTTGTTGCCTAGACCTAGTTACTGGACGTAGCTTCGGCCACTAATCCCGGTCTCATTAGAGCACAAGCGAAGTTCGACTCAGTGTCAATTTCATACTTAGTGTCATCTACTTGTTTTTCAAAATAGTAGATGCGCTCGCCTAGAGTATTAATCATATTGAAACGCTCTGGCGGAGCGAAGTAAGTCTTAAATGCGTCAGTACCTTGACCAACGAAATAAGCTTTGCCAGCAGGAATCATCTGTGTACCCGCGTGCTTATCGCGGCATTCCACGAATTGAACACCACCGTAGAAGAACTCACGACGTACTGCCGCAGCACTACCGTTAGCTGCTAGACGATTACGTAGTGGCTCTTGGGTTGAGCTGTAATACTGGTAAGCTGCTTTAACAGTTGGGTGGCTAATTAGTTTAGCAAACCAAGTTGGTGAACAGAATGCTACAACACCAGTGATAAACTGACCATTACCCGCATTGTCTTGGATTGAAGCAATACACTGCTCAATCTTATCCAACACTTCAGTAGTACCAGTGCCTAGTAGGAAATCTACAGAGGTACGAGTATGACCGAATTCAGCAGACCAGTCTTGTGTTACAGTGCCATTAGGTGCATATACAGTACCAGCAGTAATGATTTGAGCGCGAGCTACTTCATGGGTTTCGTCCCATGCGCGGCGAATGCGTTCCATCTTACGGGTACGAACACCTGCCAATACCTCAGCCTCAGTCTGTGAACCGTAGGCACGTACATTAGCTAGGTCTTTAGGGTAAATCGCATCTGATTCGTTAAAGTGGGGGATAACAAATGAATGCAATTTGCGTGTATAATCTTTACCCTGATTTGAACGATCACCACGTACACGGTCAACAATTAGAACACTGTCTTTAGTGGTTTCTTCAAAAATTACAGAGCTTGATGCTACAGGTTCATCATTGAAAATGCCAAAATCGCCAATAGTAGTGAATGTATTTGGGATTACGTTTAGTTCTTCAGTCCAATCTTGTAGTTGGAATGCGTTATTTAAGCTGCGTACTAACATTGTTATTATTCCTTATTATTAAACTGTGGCTTCTACAAGAATGCCTACAGACTTTAGGCTATCATATGCAGCTTGCTTCTTGGTTGCATCATTGTAAGTACTATCTAGAGCTAGAGCACCCAAGCTTACAATTACTTTACCGCGAGCAATTGAAAGTACTTTAGTATCGGTAGTAGCTGCTACAGTGAAAGGTGCTGCTGTACCAAAGCTGTCACCAACTACGATGGCTACGGGAGCTTTACTACCATCAACTGCTGTTTCTACAGCAATTTTGTATTTACCAGTGGCAGTAACTTTACCAAGTACTGTACCAACTACGTATGATTTCTGAGCTGCTTCATTAACTGTAACAAGTTCGTGGAAGAGTTCTGTATTACCACTATCACTAGCTTTAACTAGATTGCTGTAGTGGCTGTAATCTGTTGCGACAACGGACATTATTTATTTCCTTATTTGTTATATTTGGCACGCAGAATTTTTTCTTCTGCTGTCATTTCTGTTGCAGGCTCGGCTTCACCGGATACGCCTGTTTCTTTGAATAGGGTTGAATTAGCTTCAACTTCTACCGATGTAGCCATTGCTGTTACAACAGCAGCAAAGACTGTATCATCTAGCCCTTTAATAGCCTCAAATGTAGTAGCAGCTTTTTCAGTGCCTACGATTGATTCTAGTTGAGCCTTACGAGCTTCTAGTTTGTCAGCTAATTGCTTATCTGCAGCTTCTTTGGCAGCAGCTTCTAGAGCTTGTGAATGTTCAATTGCGGTTGATAGAGCTGCTTCCAATGTAGCCTTATCAGCTTCAAATGTAGCTAATTTAGCTGCAAGAGCTGAAAGCTCAGTATCTTTACCTGCGAGTACATCTTGTAATTGTGTTAGCTGTGACTTAACATCAGCTAGTTCAGCCATATCAACTGGCGTATCTACAATACCCAATTGCTTCTTTAGTTTCTCAAGCATTTACATTGCTCCTGTTTGTTTTGCTTTGTGTTTTGCAGCAACGTAAGCTGCGAATTCTGATTTAGTCATAATGTTATTAACTAAGCCACTCTGTAGACTTTCTTCAGCATCAAAACATTTAGCTTGGAAGCCAAGAATTGTCTCTGGAGATAGCCCTGTATATTTAGCTACATGATTTACAAACTGCGTACCAAGTTTATCTACTTGAGCTTGTAAATCAGCTAAGAAAGATTCTTTGAAACTACCATCAGCAGCAAAAGGAACTTTCTCATCTCCTGCTGTGATATAAATACGTTTTACACCCATCTTCTCTTCAGCTTTAGAAGTATCTAGCAGTGCAATTAACACGCCAATGCTTCCGGCTTCACCAGAAGGATTAATGATTACCTCGTCAGCAGTGCAAGCCCAAGCGTAAGCAGCAGAGCAAGCACATTCGTCAATGTATGCAAACAATTGGATATCGTTCTCATCGCAAAGCTTGCGTACTTCTTCGATATACTCAAATACATGGCTGCCTTGACCGCCACCAGATGCAATATCCATAATGATAGTAGTAGCGCCTTCGGCAATCATTTCTTCGAAGTCTTCTAGGATGCCCTCATATGAACATCCGTCAACTTCTCCGCAAATGCCTTCTACTTCCTTGTATGTCATTGCGCCATGAATCTCGATAACGCCAATGCCGTCTACTACCTCTTCATCCTCGTCTTCTTCATCTGCGCCATTTACAGGTACAGTTGTGTAAGTCGAGTCTAGGCCAGCATTGCGTTTATCTAAGTAATCCATTACAATATTGAATGTGTTGCTTGATACTAAGTGGGGTGTGTTATATAATGATTCTGTGAGCCGAATCAGGCTTTTCTTTCTTGCCATAATTAGGCTCCTTACGCAGAGTTTTCCAAATTGTCACTTGAATTATCGGTGCCAGATACTTTCTTAGCTGTACCTTCTCCTGCTGGAGATGCAAAGCCTTGGCCTGACTTACTGCCACCATTGCCTTGATTGGTTAGTGACTCTTGGTCAATAGGTTCATCTTCTTCTTTAACAGGAACACCGATGTATTCACGAACTAGGTTAGCTACAGGACGGTCAAATTCAACTAGGCCAACTGAAGCAACACGCTGAAGCATCTTACTAAACTCTTCCATTGCAGGGCGGTCAAAGTCACCAAATGTAATTCTAGGGAATTCAGTATCAGTCCAACCATTAAGTGCAAATGTCTGAGGAATTAAGTCATTATTAATTACATCAGCCATCTCTTTAAGACGGTAAGCTAGGTGTAATGCCATCAGGTTAGTCTTGCCAGTACCAACTGAATAGTTATCCGGGCTATTACCTGTTAGACGTAATACAGAGCAAGACATAGCTGCTGCAATGTCATCTTGTAGTTGTTTACAGATTGCTGGAACATCATAGGCTTTACCACCTTTTGACTCTAGTAAGTTCATGGTAAAAATAGGTTGTTTTGACTCTGGATCGTACATTAGAGGCATAACTACACTACTTTGAGAACCTGTTGTCAGGTTTTCACCAATTGCTCTAAAACTCTCTGCTACTGCTTTGTCCTCCGGACTCGCGTCAGGAGATAAATATTTTGGATGAATTCCAAATCTTTATGTTCAAGCAAGGTCGTTAATCTTGCCCCGTTTATTAAACTGCTTATACTTTCATATAAGAACAGACTATATCACAATCCTTTTCAGGATTCTTCCCGTTTCGAGCCACTTGGCCCTACTCTACTCCCTCAACAGTGTTGGGTTTCGATAGTCGTTGCACGTTGTTTGAATTACTAAGAATCTATCAGAAATAATCTTTTGAAATATCGCTATATAACCCACGGCGTCTGATGTCATTAATCATACATTTTACTACTCTAGGGTTGTCTGACAAATCCATGATTTGTCGTGTTGTCTTACCATCTGCGATTTGGGTACAAATCCATCTAACAGTATCATCTGAAATCACTCTTGAACGCTTTGGAATTTTATATTTACTAGAAATATTTTTCCAACACTTACCAGAACGAATTGTAGTGACAATACCTAATGTTATTTCCATAGCTTCCGCTATTTCATAATTTGTATGCCCTAGTTCAAGCAATTTGCAAATTTGCTCTGCTTGTACTGAAGATATTACTCTGTTACCATTGTCGTCTCCTACACCTTGACCTAAAACATGCACCGCATGATACATGTTTTCTTTAGGTGTACACCACTCTAGGTTAGAGACATGGTTATTTAACTTATTACCATCTATGTGGTTTACATGAGGTTTGTTTTCTGGGTTATCTATAAACGCAGCAGCTACAAGGCGATGTATAACAAAGAATTTTCTTTGCCCATCTAACATTCTTATGCCAAGTTGCGCATAGCCTGCACCGTTAACCCTAAACTTCATTTGCCAACCTTTTGAGTTGAACACTTTTCCACAATCTGTGATAATGTAGTCTTTTGAATTCTTAATTAATTTTTGTTGCATAATTTTCTCCTACTGAATGTTCGGAGATTCTTAGCATTCAAACCTTCGCTCAGGATAACCCTCGACTTTACGTTAGGGCTTCCCCTGAATTAGAGAAGTTTTCTATAAAAATTACTTTTTAAAGCCGCTATATTTAACGGGTAGTCCACCTAAGTCACGAGCTACGCCAATCATCATTTGATCTTGTAGCAGATTTAGTTTCTTATAGGCTACATAAGCACCCTTAAGAAGACTGCGGCCCTCTGGATTTTCTCGTGTGCTATCACAAGTAAATAGCATGAACTTATTACGAGGAATAGTAATCTTAGAATTACCATTATTGGCAATTAAGAATCTTGAACTATTTGTAATACCAGATAAATCTTGGTCAATACTTAGTAGCTCTCGGCCATCCTCTGAGAAGTTCCAAGCACTAATAGTACCTTGACTACGTGGTGCCAGCTTCTTCCAGCCAACTAGGCCATCATTAAATCTTGAGCCATTACCTTTTAACCTGCGACGGAATACTTTCTCTTGAATTGAGAAACCATATTCTAGGTAGCTAGTAATCTCTGTAATGAAGCTACTCCATGAGTGCTCCATATCTTCCATACATGTTTCAATGAACTCAGCACGAGATTTTTGAACATCTGTTGCACCAATAGGCGGCTCTACACTCCATTCAACTCTACCAATCAATGTGCGATAAGCTAGAAGATTGGCTGCAATAGTTGCATCAGTCTTCATCTCATTAACAATTTTGATAAACTGTGGATACTGGAATGCTCTATTAGCTTCTTCAAGAATCTGTTTATTACTATGACGTAATCCAGTAATACCTGTTTCAGCTAACTTAAGTCGTGGTACAATAGCGTCAGAATCTGGCTGTAAAGCTGAATCTGTTGCCATTAGTTATAATCCTTTTATTTGAACATAATATAACTTAATTATGTTTTGTCAAGAGTTAATTTTAGACACAATTGACTGTTGTGTATAATTAGGGATAGTAAATGTTGGGATTTGGATTGATTTGGCTATCATGTTGAATGCGTCACTTGTTGCGTCCACCTGATCGTCATGCCCTGAGCGTCCACCTGTGAATGATTCCAATTCGTTAAAGAACTCGTCATTCCACGGCCCCCTTACTATTTTTACAGCCCCAGCTTCTGCCATTGCTGCGAATGGAAGGAAACGTTGAATCTTTCCACTATGGCCGCTCATCTTAGTACTTCTGGCAGCAATACCATGTTCTGCTAATTGACGAACAAAGAACATATTAGAAGCAGCTCCACCAGCTCCAGTATCTTTAACGATTCCTACTGTGCATTCATCAATACCATCACGTTTAGCTGTATCAATAACTTCCTTTAGTACGCCATCTGTTAGCTTCCTAAATCTGTAGGCATCTTCTACATAATAAGTACCAAATTTGTCTCGACTTAGCTTAATGCCTGCTGTATAGTCTGGGTCTTTATTAGATTCAGAAGGCACAGATGCTGCAAAGTCCCAAGCTCTGACACGAGCTACAACATTAACAGGGGCATATGGCACAATTTCACACCATTGCCGCTGGAAGTAAGATGAATTAGCTTCTCTTGCATACCAGCTACCAAGCAGTAGACGCTCACGTTCTACTCTATCCAAATTCTCTAGGCGGTCTAGATATTCTGGATTACGCTTAATCATTACTGGATTAGAATAGATTGTAGCTGAAATAAATGTGTATGTTTGAGGCTTACAATTTGGGCCATACTTGTCGGTGATATCTTTTGCTGTATCCCCAAAAACATAATCGCCATTATATTGCGCGTAATATCTTTCCTTTCCAGATAACTCTGGAATTGGAATACCTGTATCTTTATCTAAATAGTGTTCTACGAATTTAAGTAAGAAACTGTCTCTTAGTGGATTACAAGTACATACTAATCTGTGTGGCCCCTTAGCTTTAGAACGAATACGAGATTCGAGATAACTTACTTGCTTCTGCGAGTGCCACTGAGCTTCATCGAAGCACACGAAAGAATACTGTCCACCGTCGAAGTTCTTTGTATCCGCATCAGTTTGACAAACTTTAAACTGAATTTGAGCGCCACTTGGGAAAGTAATAACTAGATTAGGGTGTTGTTTGGCTTTAATTCCAAAAGGTTTATATAAATCAAGGGCTTCTTGCCAAAGCCCGCCGCTTTGCAAAATCTGTGTGCTAGATTGACGGATGAAAACCCCTCTAAAATAGGGGTCATCCTTAAATTGTAAACAGTAGAGAAGTGCTAAATATGACTTCCCACTACCAGCCTTGGTTGTTATGTGACTCGCTAAATCACTCTTACATTGCTGTAAGTGTCGGACTATATCTTGAGAGCGTAAGCTCCCCTCACCGTTTCAGCACCGCTTGATGCTTACACTACTACCTTCCAATCAATAGATTGTGGCCTCGTTAGTCTCTGCGCATTTATATTAGCACAGGATTGTCCCAATGGGATTTCCCTGTTTAGATGAGTGTTTTTAACGTGGAGGCACTGAGTTTACCACCACCGTAAATACAAAACTTACTTGTATTTTGTAGGAAGTCTTGTTGTGTTTGGCTACAAGGCCCAAGCTTCCTAGATTCTTGTTCTTCCATCCTTAACCTTCCTTCGTTGTTCCGTGAGATGGTTCATATCCCGCACCCTTGTTATTTAAATCTTCAATAGCCTTATTTCTATAATCTACAGCCATTTGTTTTGCAGCGTCAAAACCAAACTTATTTACACTAAATTCTTTAGTCTTCTTTTTACCGTTTAGTTCATTCCAAGCAGCCACCCAAGATGAATATTCTCTGCCATTTACAACTTTAACACGGAACATAACTCCAGTAATACCTGAAGTGTTGTTGCTTTGCTTAGAATGGTTTCTTGCTTGTTGATCTAACAATTCCCAGCGTACATTTCCCGGCTCATATGACTTATTGTTATCAATCCTACCAACTGTCCAACAATTACCATCATCTGGCTTATTACCCATGTAATTCAAGAATGCCAAAAAGTCATTCTTCCATTCGTCACAGACAATGATACCCTTTGCTGAGTAATTAGGGTAACGTTTATTAGCCTTATTGTAACAACGTTTCTTCATATCTTTCCAAGACATATACTCGGATGTTTTGCTTAGAGAGTGTTTAGTATTTCTTTTCAACAATACCTCTGTCTTGTTACATCCACAGGATTTTGTATTACCTGATTGCAGTCTTCCACCAGTGGTTTCAATAACGTTTCCACACGAGCATTGGCAAACCCAGAGTAAGTCCCTTCCACGTTTGGAATCAGCTAATCTAATAACTTTTAATTTGCCGTAAGTATTTCCGGTCTTATCTATAAATGCAGGCATGATATCTCCTATAAAATTATAGTTTACCACAACTATTGCATCTGTCAATAAGTATAAACAACAAAGCCCTTGTACTCTCATACAAGGGCTTCTAAAATAGGTGTATATGTAGCCACACTAGCCATGCTCATATACCAATGCAGCATAATTCTGCATTCTCTCCACTCCACCGACAAGGAGGAAAACTTTATCCCCAATGAGGCGTCTAACTGGTGCCGAATAATTGAATCGAACAATTAATTCAAGATTACAAATCTAGCGTTATACCATTTAACTAATCCGGCTATAAAACGACTATAACATTTAATGTTGTTTTGTCAATACTCTATTTACCAAATGAATCTTTTACAGTTTGCATTAATGAATGATCGTACTTTCTAGTTGGTGCAATATAACCTCCTTCTCCATACTCATTCCAAGCATATATCATACAGATTTTACTAGTTGTTGATGGGTATAAATCCATCATATTCTTAGCGTCTTGTAGATGCTGCTTGAATTCTTCGGGTGTTGGGGCGCAATTCCAATACTGACTATTTTTAGAACCAAGTGTATCAGTTGTAGAATCACTCCACCAAGGTCTATCATCCCACCCACCAGTTACAGGTAGATAGTAAGGTATGTTTGTACCACTATCCCTACATACCCACTCCCAAGCATTCTTATACCCAATCATTTTATCGTTATAAGATTTTGCTTTAGTATAAAAAGTACCATTCCAATTATACCCTATACTGCCATCATACTTATAATGATAGTTATACCCAGACACTGCTTCATATCCATTAGCTTCTAAGTATTTTCCATTCCCAATCCAGTAAGCGTGAGGTTGTTGACAACCTACAAAATGAATACCTGTACCACCTGCTGCAATCCATCTACTCTTTGCTTCATTTAGAAGTGATAATGAGGACTTAGCAGGAACCATAGCTTGCCCCTTTTTAGCTAAGTTATCAGGGTCAAATATGAATACAACAGGTTTACCATTTATCTTTAAATATTGTGGGTCACTAAAGTAAGTAGTAATCCAATAATCTATCATCCCTTGCCAAACTGCAAAAGTATTAGGCCAGTCAGAATGATTACAAACATTTAAGCAGAACTTCATTAAGCTTTTATTTGGAGAAGATTTGAAATTAAGTATAGTTTGCTCATTAAATCGTGTACCATTATTCTGATAATAAAAATCAAAAGCAAAGAAATCTATACCAAATTCATACGCAGCTTTAATCTCCGAATCAATCACATACTGATCATCATCTGAGAATTGTCCAAGTAAAGGAGAGCGTTCTACATAGCCATTGTTGATTCTACTCCAAGGGGCAGTATTCCAACTATTTCCGGGTGTTTTCCACTCTCCATAATAATAGCAACCAACTAGATAACCTGTGGAGGTATTTACAGCGTTTGCTGTCACAGCAGCCGGAAGAGCTGACTGAACTTGTGACGCTGTATAAAGCATTTCAGAGGGAGTGTTCGCTACATACCAATTTGTACCATTATAAATTCTAGGAAGGTCATTGGTATCATCAGATAGGTAGCTGCGTTTTTTCACAATACAACCTCTACTATATAACTTTCTAGTACCATAACATCCCCTACGTTACCGGGGTCACAGCAAATGTAGATATAGGTATTTGAGTTAGTATCATAAGTCATTGCCGCCAAATCACTTGCTGATGCGTGCCCAATACCTGCATAGCTATTACGTAACCCGCCTAATTGTGCAGTTTTAGAATTCCTACAGAAGATATGCCCTGTAAAAAGTGTTGTATCTGTTGTTGTCACGCCTGCTGCAAAGAATTGCTGTGAGCCTGCAAACCCACCAAGACCCCCGAAACGCATTGTATAAGATTTATTACCAGCATCTGCTGCTGTTTGTACACGCATACATGCAGTAATTTTTAAGATACTATTCTCTTTAAGCAAACCACCGGGAATAAGAATAGTTGCAGCAGCAGTTTCAGCAGTAGTACCAGTAACTGTTGCAGATGCACCAGACTTGCTTACACACCTCCAAGTTTCCATTAATGGAGGAGCTAGTAGAAACTCTCCATTGGAGTTGACTGGAAGTTGATCTGTTGTTAGAGTGCCTACAATAGTCCTGTCACCAGAACCATTAGATGTAACGACTTCACTTTTTGAGTTTACAGGGAAACCATTTGCAAATTTTGCCATTATGTTCTTTCTATGTTATACATCTTGAATATTATTAAAATCAATCAATGGTGTGTTATTACTTTTAATCTCTTTTACTTCACCATTGACTTTTAACTCTGCTATAATTCTGTTCATTGCATCTTCATTGATAATTTTGCTAATATCAATGTCCATCTTCAGCAGCGTTTTGGCTGCTTCCATCCTAATCTTAGGGTCTTCATCAGATAGGCTATCTTCCAGCACTGCCAATGCCTTACTATTCAGCTTACGCACACTCTTGCTAAGCTTGCTAAGCTCGTGCTCTTCACGGATAAAGCTTACTTTTCCTGCCGGAGCAACCTCTATACCTGTACCACTCATACGCCCTCCAAAATATTGTTGATTTCTTGTTTGAAATGTTGTATAGTCAATTTAGCATTAATGTTGCCAAAGTCAATATCTTGACGTGTAACACTATTCATGTAACAATTTAAGGAGAGTTGAATGAACGTATATTACAAAGACCCAAATAAGAAATTGCATCATATTGTTGCATCCAGTGACTACGATGGTGATCCTGTCTTAGCTGTAATGGATGTATTTACTATGATTAAAGAAGATAAAATGCCTTGTGCTGGAGCTATTATGGCTGTTGTAGAAGGTGGTAAAGGAAAGCAAAGTGAAGAAGCAACACAAAACGATTGTGCCTAGAAATAAGCCTATGAACGACTACCTAGTTGCTCTAGGCCATCAGGTGCATAAAGATAAACGTAAGCTTAAGCTTGCAAAAGATAAAAACAAAAAGGAATACTATGATTATTGATCTACTAAATGATGACAACTCAATTAAACAAGGTAAAACATTTGAAGATTTTATGGGTGAGTTACTAATGGAAAATGATAAGGAGGATGAATGCTATGCTGTCTAAAGTAATTATTGAAAATAGCCCATATATGTTTGTACGTGAGCTTGAGAAAGCTATCAAAGATGGCTACGACGTATGTTATGACGATATCCGAGCACCAAGTATTAATGGGTGGACTCTATCTTGCTGTCTTACAAAAGACGAGCCAGAACAAGAGAACATTGGACTAGAAATTGTAAAACCTAAAGCTGGTCGCCCAGCGAAACAACAAGGAATGCACTAATGCAAAAACAAATCGTAGCTTATGACCTATTCAGTTTCTCTCAAGCTCTGCAAGAAGCTGTACAAGATGGTTATGTAGTGAATAGTGACACAGCAGGCTATCCTCAGTTGATTGGCAACACTTTCATTGCCACAGTATACAAGAAAGCCGTAGAAGAGCCTGTAGCCCCCGTAAAACGCAAGCAAAAGGTATCTGTAGATGAATAACACGGAAGCTACAAAGAAACAGCCATATAAAGTGCCAGAGATTGACTATCCTAAACATATTCCAGCCATTAATGAAGTAACTGGAGCTAGACTAACAACAGGTGTACCAAGTCAAGCCTATCTTGACAACTATGACCTTATCTTTGGTAAGAAGGATAAAGATAAGGATAAAGAAGAAACACAAGATTAATTTCCTATAAGGAGATGCACAATGTCACGTAATATTTTTGATCCAGATGATGTTTTGGCACATCAGCAGGTAAAGACTCGTAAGAAGCGTACAACACGAGCTGATAAAGTAGCTCATGGAGAGGTGAGAGCTATCCGTGAGAAGTTTATTGAGGAACGTGTGTTGCCCCCTTTACGTCCAATGAATGACCTACAAGCAAAATACATCAAGCTTATCCAAGAAAAGAAGCTGGTGGTAGCTACAGGTTTTGCTGGAACAAGTAAAACATATATTCCAACAGTTATTGCTTGTGATGCTTATCGTAAAGGAGAAATCTCTAAGATTTATCTTAGTCGTCCTGCTATGTCCGAGTCTAAAAGTCTTGGGTATTTTAGTGGCGATTTAGTAGAAAAAATGTCTCATTGGTTACTACCTGTTCTCACCACTATGTATGAGCGACTTGGAAAAGAAGTGGTAGACATTGCTATCAAAGGGGGTGATATCTGCTTTATCCCACTTGAAGTTATCAAAGGTATGTCATTTGGTAAGGGTACATTTACTATTGTGGACGAGGGGGAAGATTTAACTGTCAAAGAAATCAAAAGCGTTTTAACACGGCAAGGTGGTGGGACTCTAGTAATTGCTGGTGACATTGAGCAGTCAGCTCTTAATGAGAAGAGCGGTCTACGTTTTATCAAAGAAATGTCTGAAAAATACTCAGAGCTGAATGATGTGTCTGGTTTCGTTGATTTTAACCGGCCTAGTGACATTGTACGTTCAGATGAATGTAAAGCTTGGGTGTTAGCTATGCGGAAGGAGAAAATTTAGTGAGGAAAAATGGGAGAGTACGCCTTTTTAATCAGAAGTGCGATGATAAATTCTTAAAAAGATTAGGGAAAGTCCTAACGCTTGAGGGAGTTTATCATCACAACATGATTACACGAGCTACTAATGAAAACTACAGGGTTAAATTTCCTACATACAAGGATGTTACAGTTAGTGAAAACTTTAAAGACTTTCAATTCTTTGCTAATTGGTGTAATAACCAAGTAGGGTTTGGTATTAATGGGTTTGTCCTAGAGAAAGACTTACTTGTACCTAACAATAAAGTTTACTCCGAAGACACCTGCGTATTTGTGCCAGATGTAATTAATAGTTTTTTAACTTTCAACAAAACTAGGACGAATGGACTACCTGTAGGTGTGTCGTGGAGTAGTACAGAATACTGTTATAAAAGTTATTGCGCTCAACTTAATGGTAAAAACAAAACTCTAGGTAGATTTACTAATCCTAAAGATGCGTTTGCAGCTTATTGTAAATTTAAAGAAGCTATGGCTCAAAAATTAGTTGAAACTTACTCTGGTCAAATTGATGCTAGAGCTATTGAAGCACTTTCATCATTCAAAGTTGAAAAATACACTAAGGAGGTACTATGAAAAAACTAAAACGTCTTGGTGCAGACATTAACCACAATTCTCTACCATACTCTGTACGAGTTACACAAAGCATTAAACATCATTATTCTGCAAACATTTGGGATACTCTTGAAAATCTGTCAGATGTTGAAGAAGCTCTGTTTGCTATGGAGCTTGCAGAAGAGGGTGACGAAGTAACTCTAAACCTAAACTGTAATGGCGGTTGCATGTATGTTGGAGATGCTATCCTGCAAGCCATGCGAAACTGTAAGGCTAACGTACATGTTGTTGCAACGGGTAGAGTAGCAAGCTTTGCTACATTCATCTTATTGAATGCAGATAGCTTTGAAATCAGTCCTTACATTGAAATCCTCTGTCATAGTGCATCCTATGGGAGCGGTGGCAAGATGCAAGATGTAAGGGAACATGCTGACTTTACTTTCAAGCAATGTCGTAAGTTCTTGCACGAAGAATACAAATATTTCTTCACTGAAGAAGAGATTGAAGATATGATTGAGAATAAACGTGAGGTGTACATGGACATTGACGAGTTCGTAGAACGTTACGAGAAACGGAACGCTATGTATATTGCACAACAAAATGAGGAAGCACTCTGTGAATATGAATAACTCTACAGAAACTATTTAAGTAACAACACAGCCCTGCAACTTAATTGTTGACAGGGCTTTTTCTATTGTGTAACATAGCCTCTAACACAGCTAAAACAGTATGGCACGCACCTTGTACCTATATATACTACGGAAGCAAAGTGCCGAACTAAATTTTATGCTTATAAATCAGCTACTTAACTCACATTCTAAAATGAATGTGTGCTGGAAAAGTGCTGGGTTAATTATTGTTTAGAATCAATAGCTTATCGCTATTTATCTTTAGGAGTAACTATGACACTAACTAAGAAAGATGTGCTAAAGCGTGTTACGCCTCTGCTTGAAGCTTATGCAGCAAGTTTGAGGAAAGAAGGTAAGACATACAAAGAAATTGTATCAACTTGTGCAGAGATAGATAAATATGAAGCTGTAACTCTGGACTGGTGCAAGAAACATCTGAAGGATGTTAAGAAGCAACGACTCTCTACAGAGCAAGATGCTGAAGCCATTTGTCTAGAACAAATTACAGCCCTAGCTATCTTGCCTAAAGGTATTTCATCTTCTGAGTGCAAACTGATTATTAAACATAATCACAAACTCAGTGATCCAGAGGAAATCTTTAAGCTGTACAAGAAATATAAAGCTAAAGTGGTTAGCACAACACCAGAAGCTTTCTTTAGACCTAGTTGCTTGCAACCAAACCAAGCAATGCAGTCTTTTAAGAAGATACTTTCTTCTGGTAATTACATCTATGATGTTGTTGCAGACTATGTTAGTGATATCTGTCAGCAATATCCTGAAGTGTACAGCAACGCCGTAAGGCGTGAACTAGCCTCTATCATCTTCCCAGAGCTTAAGCTTATGGGTGGTGGCAGCGTTCGCTGCAGTTACCTAGAAAGGGCTGTAGAGGCTCTTACAGAGCGTGTTGTGCAACAAGAAGAATGTATTGTGCAAATACCTAAGCCTGTGTTAAACTTTGATGATGAACAATTTCCATACTAAGGAGATACTATGCACCCACTAGTTAGAGAACTTATTGATGGACTACCATATGCAACATTTAGCGTAGAACAATGGGTTGACAAATGCCATGCTTATGACTATAGGGCAATTTCTGTGCCTACCAGTATCGCTACAGCTATTGCAAAACACCCATCTTGCTCTAAGATTGTTTCAGAATTTCGTGATAAATTTCCTTGGCGTACAGGGTTTTATATTAATGGTTTTGAAATAAAACATAACACAGAAGACAGATATTACTTTTATAAACTTGTAAAGGAGAGCTAAATGAAAGACACTACTATCAAACTAGGCAAGATGGTGCAACTAATTGAACGTGACAAGTTGCTTACTGTTATCTATGACAATATTGACAAACAGGACAGTCTAGGCTGTAAAGAATCTCTATTCGAGATTGAAGACCCTGAAGTGTGCGAGCTTGTAGAACAAAGCTTGAGTGCAAATAAGAATATTGACAAAGTGAATAGCTATTGGAATGACAAGTATGCCACTTGTTTCCTTGTTGTGAGCTGGAGCTGATATGTTAATTCTTGTACGTGGTGTTCCGGGTAGTGGGAAGAGTACGTATGTGCAAACTGAGGCTTACAAAGACTCTAACTACTGTACTGTTGAGGCTGACATGTATTTCACTAGACCTGATGGCGTGTATGACTTCAATCCTAAGCTGCTTAGTAATGCCCATGAGTGGTGTTTTAACAGTGTGAAGGGCGAATATTGGAATCATGACAAAACATACGTTGCCAACACATTCACACGCATCTGGGAGATGCAGAAATACCTAGATTGGGCTAAAGAGTTTAATATCCCATTTAAAGTTGTACGTTGCACAGGCCACTATGATAATATTCATGGTGTACCTGAGGCTAAAGTCCAACAGATGCTAGATAGATTTGAAGACTATGAAGGAGAGGAATTTGTCTAAACTATTAATCACAAAGGAATGGGTTGAAGCTAATAGCCAATTGGTACAAGTTAAGAAAAGCTCATCATACCCAGAACTAATGGTGTTGAAGTACAAAAAGAAAGTGTTCTTTAAAAACTTATGGACACTAGAGCTATTACAGTGTCGTGGTCTTGTCTTGGATAACGATTATAATTGTGTTGTGCGGCCATTTGATAAGATTTTCAATTATGGGGAGAATGGTACAACATTCAATCGTGATGATATGTGTGTATACTCTCGTAAAGTGAATGGTTATATGGGAGCAGTTACAAACACACATAAACATGGCGTTATTTACAGCACTACTGGAACATTAGATAGTGACTATGCAAAACTAATTGAAAAGCATGTACCAAGATGTGTAGCTGAAAAATTTGATAAAGGTAACACTCTCTTATTTGAAATTTGTGATGTTTCTGATCCTCACATTATTAAAGAGGACGAAGGAGCCTACCTGATTGGTGTTGTAGACTGTAATACAGGTTGGCATTTCTCAGAGGAATGTGTTTCTCGGACTGCTCTAAAGCATGGATTGAAACGTTATGTTCATGAGTATGCAAGGTTCTCTGACATTGTAAAAATGTCTAAGGAATGCAAATATGAAGGGTATGTTGTAAGGCTGCAAGAAGACCCTACTAAATTTTTGAAAATCAAGTCTCCATATTATTTGACAACAAAGTTTCTTGCACGTAAGCGAGGTGATAATCTTATTGAATTGCTTGATGACGTACAACAAGCTAAGAAAACAATTGACGAAGAATATTACCCTTTGCTAGACTATCTTTCAAGCATTAAAGATGAGTTTATTGCTCTACCTGAGCAAGAACGAATTAGCAAGATTGAAGCATATTTCTTGGAGGGGCAAATTGAGACTAAACAGTAAGCAAACTAAAATCTGGTTCTGTGCAGACCTTCATTTCGGTCACCGCAGAATTATTGACTTCTGTCCTAACACTAGGCCATATGTCAGCGTAGAACAGATGAATCTAGACATTGTAGAAACTTGGAATTCACAAGTTGGGGAGAACGATATTGTATTCATCCTTGGTGATGTGTCATTTGCAAAGAAAGATATAACAGAGTATCTGTTCAGATTGCTAAAAGGCAGGAAGATTATTGTTGCAGGCAATCATGATAAGGGCTTGTCATTCGCTGATACAGAAGTAGTGCCATACCTAGAAATCAAAGTGGACGGTATTGATGTTATCATGTTCCACTATCCTATCTACGAATGGAACAAGATGCACTATGGATCATACCATTTGTTTGGACATGTACATGGCAAGGCTATCCCTATTGTTGGTAGGCTAATGGACGTAGGCTGGGATACAAAAGGCTCCCTATGGAGCTGGGAAGAAGTACATGATAAGCTTAAAGATATGCCTGTAAGAAAACATGGCGATAGCCAATATTGACAAGGAGACAGTATGGAAATAACAATTGAACAAATGAGAGATGAGCTTATTAAGGATAATGGCAGTAGTCCAGAATATAGCTATTATAACTATGATAAGTCTACTACATGGAATGAAGTAAATCTTGGAACTAATGCCACTGTAGCGACCTATGTAGAAGCCTGTAAGGAACACAATGTTTCACTAGAAGAAGCTTATATAATCACTGTAGTGGAAGACGATTGGGATGGTATTCCAGACACCTTTTACTATCTAGAATGGGAGTCTATCAAGACAAAAGAAGAATGGGAAGAGTGGATTAAGGAAGAATACAAGAATTTACAACGCAAGAAACAAACCCAGCATGAAAGAGATTTGATGCAATATAACATCCTAAAAGAGAAACTTGGTCTATAAGCTATTGACAAACACTATTTCTCATTATAAGATTTAAATATGAAGGGGCGCACATTCCTGTGCTTTCGTCTAGCAGCGTAAATTCTCTTTCATATTTTCTCCTTCTCCTTAAGCTTATCCCATGTTCTCCCTCCTACATCGGGAACAAGCTATGCCCTCCTTGCTTAATTGCTTGGAGGGCTTTTTCTTGCCTGCTACATTCGTAGCCATATCGTAGAGACATTGTTGTATTACATGCGTTGTAAACGCTGGCTATATGCGTCAGCATATAATTCATTCTGTTCTGGCTATTTAGGCTAGCTAGCTCTAGCCAGAACAAGCTTAAGAATACGGCTGCCTTGCAGCTTTACGATGGCGCTATAGCGCATTATGTAGGCGTTGGACAACGCATATAATCTCAAAAATTTTATAAAAATTATTTTACGAATGTGCAAATACGCTTGTGTTATAGAACATAGGGGTGGTCAATATATCTGTGATGGCTGCAAGGCAGCATGTTTGCTGGCGTTGTAAACGCCTATAGGCTTGGCTTGTAAAGCCTTATATGTTTGTGTGCAGACAGTGTTGTATACCTGATGGCTTACTGATAGTTATATTATTGATGTAACTACAGTATTACCAAATTTATTATCGATACCTTGCAAGGATTATGTAACTACTTCATTGACATCAACACAATCTGTTACGATAAAGGCTTATGAAAGTAACGGCACATTGTTAATTCAAAGCACATCACATCCAGATATCGTATTGTCGTTTGCATATAAAAAAATAGGGAATATAGGGGCAGGACTTGGATTGAATGAAATAGTACAAAATGGAGCATCAAAGGCAATTTATCATAATGGGATAATTTGCATATTTTCAAATGGATTTATTGGGAGTACAGATTTAACAATAGGCGGAATTTCAGCAGATTATACATTGTTAAATTACTACAACAACATCACTCTAAATACAAATCAAAAAATAACAGGCACACTTACATCATCTGATATGCCTTTATTTTCAATTCCTATTTACTACAAACCAGCTTCCAAAGTAATACCAAATATCTGATTTTACACCCTCACGGCTCGCTGTTACCAATTCCGTAACGTCTGCAAGATTATGATCCCCAGCAACTTTCGAGG